AAGCTACTGTGTACTCACCGTCTACTGTAATAGTAATTGGTGATACCCACACAGGTGCGTCTGCAGATACAGTTGGAGCAAGTCCAGTGATGTATCCTACACCTGATATGGTTTTACCTGTTGTACCATCGTCGTTATCGCCTAAGTATAAGCTGAATTCAACTTTGGATTTTGCTGTACTCATGCCAAAGATACCTTTGCCTGAAGCAGTTGTGCTTGCACTGACACCATCTCCAAAGAAACTGTCACCATCTAACACCAAGTTCATCCCTAAGGAGTTGGTTGATGTAGTAGCAATTTGTTGCTTTGCAGTAGCGTCCAACTGTGTCCAAGTAAAAACGTCATTGGCAGCGTTTACAGTTATGTCCTGCAGTGCAGGAACAAGTAGGGAATCGTTAGTTGCGTCAGCTTCAATCTCAATGTTGAGTGTTGCTTGTACGCCGCTAACCCCTGGTGCTGGATATATATACGCCATAATGTTTTCCTTTTAGTTAATCCTAGTTAGTCTGTATTCCACCTCAACAACCAACATATCACCTAGATAGCTTGAAGAGACGATGCTTTCTCTTGTGTGTGTACCATCCAACACTAGTGTGTCTTCAATACCACGCAAACCATCAATGATTGTGTCCAATTGCGCTGGTGTGTTCTTTGCGTCAACAGTAAAGTAGACTGTAACAGACGTTGTTGTGTTGTTGATGTTTACACCATTAAGAGTTTGTACGATGGGAGTGCTTGCAAACTGTGTTCTGTCTACATAGAATCTTTTGGGATTCTTGGTGTAGAGTTCAACACCTGCATCTGAAAACGGTAGTTCGTCACTTACTGAAAAACCAGTATACGCCAAACTCTTTATACCGTTAATAACACTTGATCTCATCTAACTCTCCTAAGTGTGTAGTGCCCTGGTGATTTCTCTGATGATTCAATAGTATCGTCACCGTCAAAGTCATACCAGTCGCCTGCAATAATTAATTCACCGTACAGGCTTTCAGCACGATTAGAATAATAACCCATTTTTGCACGTTCTGAATCTGTATCATCACCAAAGTTTGCAACTTGTGGTAGGATATAGTCAGCAAGTGCAGTGTAAACGCAGAGTTCAGTAAAGTCACTTTCACGTGATTTTATTTTGTCTACGTCCACACTGGGTATGTCTGCAACTGAGTTATACTGTGTGGCTGAGTCACGTTTTGTATAGTAACTTCTCCACCAATCACTTGCACTAATGCGTGATAGTATACGTTGAGTTGCACGTTCTAATGCATCTTCTACAACATCATCTGTCAAACCTTCATTACTGTCAAACAGGCGCTGGTCCTTCTGCACAACATCTGTGTATTCTGCAAAACTTACAACGGTTGAGTTTTCAATAATGAAAGCCATTCAGCTACTCCTTAGTCAGAATCAGAACCAACAATTTTAACACCATGCACGTCTTGTAGGATCGCTTGACCTACAACTGCACTCATCATGATGTCAGTTGCACGAGCGGCTGCTTGACGCTGTGTTTCCATGTTGATACCGCCACGCATAGCATGACCCATAGCTGTTGGAGCAAATACTGCACCTACTGCGTTCAACTCAGTGTCTGTGTCAGTGTCTAGATCACGCTTTACTAAGCTAGATTCAAATACTTGACAACCTGCTACTGAACCAATGTAGAACTGACGTAATACGCTTGAACCAATTTCACTTGCTGTGATGTTGGCACCGCCTGCAGTTGCAAGTTCTTTCTTGAGTTGAAGTGCTTGACGAGGTGAAACAACAGCGGCCAAAGGACCAACTACTTTGTTTCCACGTAGTGTTGCTACAGCTTCAAAGATATTGTCTACAGTGATAGCTGAGTCTTCAGTACCTACTGAGTTTGTAAAGCTGTTGAACAGTGCGAACACATCTGTGTCCATTTTTTCAGCAATAGCGCGACCTGCTTGTGCGCCCAAGTCTGCAACAACATCACGTTCTGCAGAATCACGTAGCATATCAGTAACCTGAAAGTAGGTACCAATTTCACCAAGTGTGATTGTAGCTGAAGTTGTGTTGGTGTCAGCAGCTGAAGGTGCTGTGCCTTCAGTTAATCCAGTTGCTGAGATAGCTGAGTATACTGGAACTTGTAAGATCTTACCAGCGTTTGCTGGGTAATCAAAAGGTGTTACAATTTGTCTTGCAACACTGTTTTCATAAGCGGCGAACTGTGCCTCCGCAAGTAAATTGGTAAACAATTCACTGTTGATAGTTGTGTTATTAGCCATTTGAAATTCTCCTTAGGGCTTAGTTAATTAAATCAAGCCAGCTGCTTTTGCTTGCTTGTACTTTTCTCTGTGCTGAGGATTTTTGAAATCTAAACTAGCTACGTCAAATTCACTCCCATCTAAACTACCTTGATTGCTCTTGGTATTTGTAGTGCTTGGAGTTGGACTTACAAAGTGTGGGTTTGAATCAAGAAAGTCTTTAACCAAATCATCTACGGCCAAAGGTGCTCCTGAGTCTGAATAACGAACTTGTCCGTTGGTATCCACCACTTCAACATCGCCCACTTCATTAAGTTTTACACTTGAACTCAACAGTTGCTTTACCTGTTCTGGTGCAACTGCTCTGTATCTTGCCGCTGCGTCAAGTAATGGTGTGTTCACTTTGTATTCCTTAATGACTGAATCACGTTTTTGGATTTCAGCATCCTTTTTTGCAGCCATTTCTTGTAGAACTTTTTCAAACTCGCCTTTTTTAAGGGCTTCATCCTGCTTGGCTTTTTCAGCTGTTGCTTTCATTGCCTTAAGTTCTTGTAGATCACCTAACTCTGCAAACTGTCTTTCAAACTTTGACTCAATTGCTTTACGCATTCCTGCCATATGTTTGTCAAACTCTTGTTGAGTATAGTATTTTTCTGACTGCTGTGCCTGATTTTCAGTTGTTGCTTGGGCATCAGTTGCCTCTTGATTGTTTTCCAATGTTTCACCGTCCATCGTTAACGTAACCTCCTATGAGTAATGGCTGACGCAGGGCGTCTGCTGTTTGTATTTATGCAAGTCACTGTTTTTTAAGTGATTTACGAGCTTTTTCCAACAGAAACCTATCCTGTTGTATAAAACAAGGCACAGGAGTTGCGTTTTGCCCTAATCCTGGGTGACTCCACAACCATTCTTCCTGTGGCCTTGCTGTATTAAATTTATCTGTCATCTTCTTAAGTTGGCGTTGATTGTGGCGAGGAGCAAGATAGATCCTTGCTTCCCTGCTGTCCAACGGTAATACCTCGCCACACCAACTTTGGACCTCTATAGTACCCCTATTCCAAGCACCTAGACTCCAAGGACAGACTACCCTTATGCTTTCAAAATACGCGGACCAGTCCGTGCTATTTTTTCTTGCCGCCACGTGATCCGCCACGGGATCCTTTTTTCTTTTTTCTTGGCATACTATTCTCCTTAAAATATGACAGCAATCAACACCAGCAACGCCAGTGTGACCACAAATCCATGTACAACTTTAATCATCTACAAGTATCAACTCAAAGCCAGCACTTACTGCTGAAGTTGAACTTGACTTGGCTTGTATTTCTATGTCTGCTTCTGCAGGTATTTGAATTGGTACTGAATTAGTTTTTGATATAAAGCCACCACGCATTGAAACATAGGTTTTGGTATTCCATGCACCACCGTTGTGTTTTTGTCTTAGTATGATTTCATGTTCAAGGTCTTTGGCTGCACCACAGTCTATTTGCAGTAGATAACCTTTCTTGCCTCTGGGTATGGTATACAGTGCCATAAGTGTTTGCCCATATTCTGCTCTTATAATGGCTGCTGACTTTGAGTCAACTGTGATTGTTACATCACCTTGGTTAACTGCGCCTGTGGTTGCTGTGACCATTCTGGCTCTAAACACTCTATAAAACAATTGTGTGCCTGTGCCGCCAATTGTGATGGTTTCCGTGAGTGGTTGGTAGTTTGCATCTAGGCCCTGCACTTCTACTGTACCACCGTTGTCATCTGAATCATCTGATGCTACACTGGCAACACCTGCTGAACTAACGTACACATATGGTACGCCTCCATCCCATACAGTTTCAAATGCTGTGTTGTTTATTGTTGGTGAATACCCAAACTTATCAACTGCACTAGCATCATCAATCAGGCCTTGTGCTACTTGCCATTCAAGTGTAGATGTTTTTTGTAGTTGTTTAAGTTGAAGCGTCATTGTTAGTCCTCCTCGTTTGCCCCTTCTGTTGGTTGTTC